TCAGCATCACCATCATTTACTTCTGTTACGTAAGCGTATACAGTACCATCTGCACAGCTATCTCCGTCAACAGCGAGAGCGTCACCTTCGATGGAGAAAGAAGATACACCTTCTGCCTCAAGAGAAATATCGAATGTACCGTTTGGTTGGAAAGAAGGAATTTCAATCTGAACCTGTCCTACTTTACCTTTCTTGTTATTATATCTATCTGCGGATAGAATAAGAGTACCGATAAGAGGTGCGGAATCTGCATCAATTGTAATGAATTTGGCGCTCTTCTTAAATTTATATGTAGCTTTAACTGTAGCGTCAGCAGAGCCAACAGTAATAGTACTTCCTTTTACATTAGCTTCTACGATTGTTCCATCTTCTTTTTCTACATAAACTTTTCCACCTGCAACTGGCTCATGAGCAAGTGTACCAACACCCTTTGTAAGTGTTACACATTCAGCGATAGCACAAACATCTCTAAGAGCAGTAGCAATTTGAGAGCCTGTATTTGCTGCGATATATGAAAGATTCCAATCTGCCATTTCAATTGTTGGAGAAAGCTTTCTACCATATTTATATTTGAATAATGTCTTAGCACCTTTACCACCAGTTACTTCTTGGTCTTCCATTGATACGGAAATGGATGTATTGAGTGCGGTTGTACCTGTAAATGCAAGCGCACCATCAACATAAAATGCAACATCCGCTACAGATACTAAAAAGTCTTTAGAATTCTTTGCCATTTTAATGACTCCTTTCTTATATTTGAGCAATAAAAAAAGAAGCATTATCCTTCGATTTTGCTTCTAAGATCATCCTCGTTTGTTTTTAAATTTTCATATTTATCTACAACTTCCATACTGGTCATCCAATGTTGAAGTGGTTCTTTGAATTTTACAAATCCACCCATTTCGCCAGTATGACAAGCTTGATATTCTTCATGTTTCTGTATTCTTCTAATATATCTCCAAAATTTTCTAATTGTTAAATTCTCAATATAGTCATTCGTAACATGAAGTGCTACGGCTAGAGAATCAATATAATCCTCGGTACTTGCATCACTCTTGTGCTTTTTTGCTTCATGTTCTCGTGCTTTTTCTAATGCATTTATCGCATCAATATTCATAAATTCATCAATGTCAAAATCAACATCATTTTGAATAATAAATATTCTGCGTAAATCATCAAAAACATCATCTGTAATCAAAAAATCATTAATCCACACATCTAATGTTTCTGGATCATATGTTAATTGTGAACCATCTCCGCACATAAGAGTTAAAAGATAACAACTCATTTTAAAGCAAAATGGTAATATCGGCATATTATATTTTTCTGCTACAGAAAAATCTTTTGAAGCATATTTGATAAAATTATAATACGACATTTTAATAAATTTCTTTTCTGTAAAAATTGCATTTTTGCGAATCATAAATGCTTTCTGATATTTATTAAAAGATAATATATTTGCCATCGTAATAGGATATATAGTTAATACATCATTGTATTTATATGGAGTATCATATAGTAAATAATCCTGCATACTATCTTTAGTAAATTCCACAATTATCACCACCAACATTATAATTTTTGATTTGATAACATAAGCATTTACCATAGTATTGATTGTTTGGACGATATGTTTGCAGAAAATTTCTATATGCGGGTTTCACATCTCCAAGTCCTTTAATTTTATTTGTGTTTGACATAATACTTTCAATGCATTCACACATAGCATCTATACGATTTGCGTATGTACTTGTTGCATAATATCCCATGTTTTTTACTTCTTTTGCAGTAGGAGAGGAATATTCAGATAAACGAATCAAATCTTTATCTACAAATGGAAATATATATAAATCAAAATCAATGAACATATTATTTGTAATGCTAGAAATATTAGCGTCAACAAACGTAAAAACTTTCTTTTCTTTTATAGCATCGTCAACAAAGTCATGATCAAAGACATGTCCTTGCTCTGTCCATTTCTTTTCATTTATAATCCATTCTCCACCACGAATAACATCAACTTCATCAAGTTCTTCACATTTACTTTTTTCAGGAGATAATAATTTTCGATAATTTTCGTTACTGATTAGAAGTTGCATGATTTTGTTCTTATATTCTGTTACAATATGCAAAATGTTTGAATTATTCATAGCACCTCCTAAATAACATCAACGATAGTGATTTCTTTCTTGGATAAAATAGATTCATTAACAATAATTTGAAGTTCAAAAATATCATCAATATAATCCTCGTCTGAAACCTTTAATGTAATATTTTCATTATATTCACCAGATACTTTTTGCTCTATTGGAAATTTAGACTTTATGTACCATTTAAAATCAATAGATGAAGCTTCAATTTTTGAATTACCGTTCATAAAAGATACAGTATAGGTACGAGATATTCCAATTTTTAAGTTAGTATTTCCCGTGATTGTGGCGGATATAATTGGATTGTCTGATTCTGATGGTGGAAGAGTAGGAGTAGTTGGGGATTTGTAATCGCAAATCCATGCTTCTGTTCCATTATCCAATTTAATCAATTTATCTGTGACTTCATTAAATCGCTCATAAGATAATGTGACAGTCATGACACCACCTTTATCAACATATCTAACATCAGATAAGAAACCTTTCTTACCAGTCATTCTATATGTATCTGGTGGATATACTCCATCATAGTCTATAACAAATCTATTTGTACGATTAAGTTGTTTTGTTTCTTCATCGACAGGTATAGTCAGACCATATTGATAATCTCCCAATGTAATAGTAGAATTACCCTTTTCACCCATACTATATTTAGTATAATCTTCTGAATATCCCCAACGCTCAACAATTTTACCGTCTACATTTTGCCACCTGATCATCAACTGACATAAATACATATATCCACGATTCCATACTTTATCATCAGTATCAAGTAATGTAATTATCCAAATTTGGTTATTCCATTTAACATAGTCACCAAGTCTGATAATATCATTATGTCTTGATTTTATTTTCTTCTTATATGTATTGTTATCGGTGTCTTTAATAATCATTAATTGCATAGGTTCATTATTTACTAAAACATCTTGGGTATCAAATGTATCCTCAAAATGTCTATTAGCGTGTTTGTTTATTTTTGCTAAATTTTTCTCACGTTTATTTTTTGTACCATAAGCATTTTGCAATTTCATATAATACTCAATATCCATAGGTTAATCCTCCTCGTACTGAGCATAATTAATAAACTGCTTCAATGCGTTAGTTTTTCTATCTCGATTTTTATAATCATCAATCTTGATAGACAAATCATGTTCCAATTTAGCAATAAAATTACGGTAACTTGTCCTTTCATTTCCTGGTGAAAATACACTCAAATCAGATGGTGTGAAATTAATTTCCATTGCATGAAGGAGAGTTTCATCCCTTTTCATATAAATAAGAAACATAATTTCAACAACCAGTTTGATTTCTTTCGGTAATAATTTAAAACCAATTTGTTGTACATCTTCATCATAATCTGAAAAATCTACATCCAAATTCGAGAGGCATGATAATTCATCAAGTGCCTCGCATAGATAATTAGTAGCACGAGTTTGAGCAATTTGTATCGCTTCACTAACATCTATATTATAATAACTAAAAAAGTCTTCATCCTTTTCTATACGAACATAGAATTTGTTGAGAATTTTTTCAAATTTTGTAATTTCTTGAGGCAATTAATTTCACCTCCCATATTAATTTTTTCTAGGTCTACCTGGGGACTTTCTAGTAGATTTTGCTACTGTCTTTACATCCTCAGTTTTAGCAGAAGCAGTATCAGCTACTTCCTTTTTATCTACCTGCTTAGATGCATTCATTTGTAGTAAAAGTGCTTTCATTTCAGCTAATTGTTGTTCAAGTTCTTCAACTTTTTTATTGCTTGGTACTACATCCGCATCATCTACAGAAATATTTGATTTGATTTGATTATTAAACAATTCTCTTGTGCGTGTATCAATGACATTTGCCATATCCAATGTAAGTCTATATCCTTCTGATTTTAACTTTTGAAACTGTCCACGCACTCTATCAAAGTCAGAAAGAGTAGAAATAGAAATAATTTTAATAAGTCCTTCTTTTGTTGGATTCAAAAGAATATCTCTAATTTCACTAATCTTTAATACTTTTGACTTGTCAATACGAAGCTCATCATATAGATCATCTTCAATATCCTCTGGAAATTCTAAATTTCCTGTCCTAAATGCAGTTCCGTTATTTGCATAACGAATTTCATCTAGTGTAAGTGGAATAGTTGTAGGTTGACCATCTATAGCAGCTTCAAGAACAGTGCTTTTACCTGGGGCGATATTAATACAAACGCAATTATCGTTATAATTTAAAACAGAAATATGTTTAGTTTCTTGAATATTAATAACAATTCCTCCTAATATTAGGAGGGCGTTTGCACACCCTCCTTAAATTTTTTGTAATAAAAAAAAGACTACTTACTTAGAGTAACCTTTGCGAAGTTTTCAATATTTGTAAGCATGATTCCATATGTGAAATCTTTTAGCATAATATGAACTTTCTCACCCTGATTGTTCATATCTTGATATGTATGAATTTCACCCTTCATATCAAGGTTTCCAATTTTTCCAGCTACACCATAAATACGCTTATCTGGAAGTAGGAGAGAACCTGTACCAGTTTTCTTTGCGCCAGAAATACCAGCAATACCAATTCCATCATATGTTTTAACAAGACCATATCTATTAAAATCATCTTTCATAGTATTACTCATATATTGTGCAAAGTTTGGCATACGTCTAATAGCTTGAGCATACTTATTAAGTGTGATAATTACACTATCGCTTGCTCTATCGTTGAGGTAAAGAGAAAGCTTATCCATAGCCTCAAGTGTTGGTGTTGCGCCATCAACAGGAATTAATTGATCTCCACCTTTAACTGCATCATCTGCTTGAGCAAGTGCATCAAAGAATAGTGCGTTCTGGCAAGCTTCTTTCATAAATGTAGTAAGAGTAGCAATTGATTTAAAGCCATTCTTACGCAGGTCTACATAAGATAGGTCAGTTTCAACCTGACGGTTTTTCCATGTAGGTTTCAGTACAGAAATATCAATGTAGGAACGATCTACTGTACCGCCTTTAGCTGATTCATGCGCTACAAGTGTATTCTTTGGATCTTTGTGTCCTTCATAATCATCAAATTCACCAACAGAACCTCTTTCAAAGATTTGATCCAGAAGTTCATCTGGCGCATTGTAAATTTCTTCATTTACAGTTATATTCATGAACTCAGCGATTGTACATTCGGGATCTTTTCCAGTTTTTCCAATTTCCCTAGCCCAAGCATCAGAAATCTCAGCAATTTCTTTTTCCTCGGCATTAAGTTCTCTTTTATATTCAATTTTTTCAGCGACATCAAAGAGTACGCCCTCTTTGCTCATAATGTCTTTAATTTCTGTATTAATAGCCATTGTGTTAATTCCTCCTTATCTTAATTACGCTTGTACAACTGCATCAGATTCTACACGAATCATAATGAGGTCGTGACCATTATCTTTAAATGGTTTCTCATATACATATTTGGAAGATCCAGTTGTAAGTTTCTGCCATTTTCCATCTGCACCTACAGATACAGGTGTACCATCAGCAACTTCACCAGAAAAATCTTCTGCCTTATACTGGTCTGTTGCAAACTTTTCACCATCTGTATATCTTTCAAGTCCAAGGAACTCACCTTTGGCAATATTTACAAAATCTTCATCATAGTCAGACATATCCATTCTTGCTGCATTAACACCAGTTGGAATACGCTCTTTTGTTGCTACATAAATATTTGCTACAGTTTCAGCTTTTGGAAGTTCAACAGTAGTAGCATCTTTGATTACAACACCCATACCTGTAACAAGTGCTACACCAGCTTTGTGCATTGTATCTTTTGGCTGTGCGCCATTACGTCTAATATCACGAATCATTACATTTTCCTCCTATTATCGTCTTGATAAAAATCTAGTCATGAAAGAACTTGCGCTTTCATTTACATCATCAGTTTCTAAGCTCGCTGTTGCTGGCATAGGATTTGGTTCTTCTGTTTCAACATCCTCTGCTACATCAGTTTCTTCTTTATCAAAAGAAGCAATATATTTTTCTGCGATTAAACTATTGATGGCAGTTTTATCTCTTGCTTCAATTAATTCTGCGATTTCAGCTTTTGCAATTTCTTTCTCAGTAAATAATCCACCTTTAAGCAAATTTTTCTTTAAGGATTCTTTTTCCTCTGCAATTTCAGCTTCGATCTTTTCTTGTTCTGCTTTTTCAACCTGTTCTTTATATGGTTGTAGTTCAGAAATCTGCACATTAAGTTTGCCAATTTTCTCACCTGCGGAGATAACAGCTTTATCTTTGATTTCAAGCTCTGCGGTTAATGTTTCGATTTTCTCATCTTTTTCAGCAAGAACAGTATTAATATCTGATACAGAAACAGTAAGTTTTACATCTTGTGGTTCAGAAACAGTTACTTCATCATTTTTAACAGTATATGTAAATAACTTATAATCTAACTGTGTTGGAGCATTATCCGCATGAAACCAAACAGTATGTTCTTCTGGAAACCAATAAGAAAGATATCCCCAACATTTCATTTTATCTTCGCAAGCTTTGCTAATTTTTCTATATAAATCATTATCTGTTAGAGAAGCTGTTTCTGGTTCTTCTTTATTGTCCTCTGGTTCAACATCAGATTCAGCAGTTTCCTTTGTTTCAGATGCATCTTCTGCACAAGAAGTTTTCTTTTTCTTTTCAGCAGTTTCTTCATCTTTTTTCTTTTTGTCTTTTTCTGTTTCGTCTACAGAATCATGTGTTTTCTTTTCTTTTTCTGTATCTTCAACAGAGACATCTTTCTTTGTCTTGTCAGCCAAATTCATGTCCTCCTTTTCTTCAATATCTTCATAGTTTGCTATATCAGTATTTGAAATATCAGCAAGAAGAGCAGAAGATAATTGTTCTTCCAAATCATCCATTTCGGCATACTCAATTACACCTGCTCCTGGAACGGCAGGATTCCTATTGCTACCTAAAATGCAATTGCCAATAAATTCAAAAACTTTATAAATTTTATTAGCACCCTCAGTAACTACATCAGTTGCAGTTAATTCCCATGAGCTGCTAATTTCTCCATCGTCCCATAATTTATCGAATACTTTAAAGTATTCTGGGAATCGTGAAGTCCATAGTTTAGTTTTGATTAAAATACATTTTGGCGTACCATCATAACCATCTACTTCACGTTCCTCAATCCATGCATCTGTCACACTACCAATTGGAACAGTGTCAAAATGACTTTTCTTTTTTCCATCTTTAGTTTTTTGAATGATCAATTCATGACCACCAAAATCTACAGGTTGTCCGAAAATATTCTTTTTAAGTTTGGCTACAATTGGATATCCAATGATTGTGTCAAAATATTTTTCACCTGCTTCTTCTGGAATGATTCTTCCATATGAATCAGGTTCATCTAACACACTGATCAAAAAGACAGCTTCCTTATAATTGGTATAAGACGCTATAGATATGGGGCGACTGTTTAGAATAATATGTTCATTATCCATTTCAATCACCTCGTTTAAGTTGTTTTAGACTCTTGATAGTTACTATCATATTCTTGTTTCGATTCATTTACAGAATTTCCATTTGATGTACTTCCTTTAGGTCTACCACCTTTAGAATCTTTTTCTTCATGCTGTACATCTTCTTGTTCATCTTGATTACCAGAAGAGTTATAAGATGTTGGATGTGGAACAAAGATTTCATTAACACCATTATCTTGTTCTGCTTTTCTGCGTTCCATTTCATCATTGAAATTCATATCCAATGTTTCATATGCTGTACGGAATGAACAATTTAATTTAGAATACAAGAACTCTGCAAGATCCTTTTTCATTTCAAACTCTAATAATTCTGCATCGAGAATATGTGGAGTAGGGCAGTATTCAATAGGAATCTTTTCTTCCGTTAAAACAATTTCGTACCATCGCTGTAGAATTACTTCTTGACGTTCAGCAATTTTATTGATAGTACGCATAAGCTGTTTAATAGAAATATTTGCTGTACTCACTGTTTGTTGACCATCAGTATTCAAAAATGAAATTCCTAATGCAGAAGTAACACGAGAACGATATTGTTTTACAGTGCTTTCATTTGTAAACTCTACTGACGGTTCTACATACATAACTTTTTCCACACATGGGGGCGGGGTATAAACTACTGTAGGATTAGCCCATGCTGCCATTAAACAGGTATGAGCATAAGCCATATCCTCAAGACCTTTTTTATCGTAAGTGTCGCCCATAGTTTCTTTACGCATAATCTGAGTGATAATCTTTTTAGCTTTAGCTTTCGCATTAATTGCATCTGCTTTATCACAAGTATCAAGCATAATCTTTGGCTTCAATGCCTTAAAAATAGGAGAGAGTCCATAAGCTCTGCCAAGATTACCAAAACGATTAACGCCTGTGCGTCTAATGTCAAGTCGTGCATATTTTTCTCTTGCACTATAAGCATCAATAACTTCTTTTGGATAGTTATTTTTAATTTCTTCGGATGTATTTTTAAAGAATAATGGTTTGTTCTTTTTATTTTTTAACGTAGACTTTTGAAGTCTGTTTGACAATTCTGTTGTATCAATTAATACATATGGGATTCCATTTAAAGAATAATCGGAAATAATAGCTACACCTAATGGATATTTGTCAATTACATGGTGATAGATTCCTTTAGCTTTCTTTGAGCGAAGATACTGAATACAGTTACCTTCATCATAAGTAGAAGTGATCGAAGTGGTCATAACATCATTAATATTTACTTCTTTATGAAATCGTTTGATAATGCCATCGGCTTTATCTTTTATATCCTGATCATATTCTTTAGGGAGATTGTCAAATGAATATCTGACATTTGCATTAAGATTAGATTCTATAGATTCATGTACCTTACCAATAATATCATCCTCATTTTCGGCTTGGCGCACTAATTGATTGATTTTCTGAATTTTAGATATATCACTTTGAGCGTTTAACGCTAACTCTTTAATATCATCTAATGTAGTTTCGGACGAAGTGGAAGATGAAGATGCTTCATTAAATCTGACGGAGTATTGTTGACCACCTTTATCAAAACTTTGCATTGCTTCATACATCCAATTTTCAGATTGCTTTTTAATCGCTTCTGCTGTAACAAGGACGGTTTCATCTCCATCATTATCTTGTATACTTGAAGCAATTGTTAATTTATAATCCTTATCAGGATTGTCAATATATTCTGGTTCTTCTGATTTTGACATGGAAACCTCCTTTCTTTAGAATGATATTGATGATGCACAGATGGGGGCAGAAGAATAGTCTGTTTCAGGTTTTTTATCCTTATTGCAAAATTCCATAATATAAAATATTCCATAAGATAAAGCTGAAAATTTATCCTTATCAATTTTTCTAACTACCTTTTCTACTGTAAGATTATTTCCAGATAAAACTTTCAATCGTAAGTTTGTTATTTCCATAAATAAAAGCTCCGTATTCATGAACGGAGCTACATTCTTATCAAAAAATTCTCTTTCTTTATCTGTGAAATCTTGTTCTTGTTTTCTGATAAGCATGTGTAAAATATTACTATCTACTGCATTTATAAAATATGAAACAACCTTTGTTTGTTGCCCTTGTGCTTTCATATCAAATAAACATTTTTCTGCATTGTCAACTTCTGGTTTATTATCTGTATTGATTGTATCAAAGCATCCTAAGCTTTCTCCTGTAACAGGATCGTAAGATGTTAATAAAAGTTGATCAACTAGACCAGATCCTAATCCGTTCCCATCAACAATTACCATTTTTGCTTTATATTGACGTTTTAATTTTTTTATTAGACAAGCTTGATTTTTAAAATTCATTTTATTTGATACACCTAATACATTCACCGCTTGAATATCTACAACACGTTTATTTACTGGACTTCTCAATACTTTTAATACAACAATAGCAGATTGGTTATTACTTGTATTTTCACTACGAGCAACATCGACTGCAATATAAAATTCATCAGTCTCTCGTTGCATTTCTAATATTGGTTCTGTAAGAATACGTGAAGCCATTAATTTGTTTACGTCAACAAGTGCATTATCCGCACATCCTACCCATTTTTGTTCATAGTTTTGAGCAAAGAAAATAGGATTAGAAGTTTTCTTTTTCTTTAAAATCTGTGCTTTTGTAGAACCACGCCCATAATAACAAGGAAGCATCCAGTCAGAACCTAGTACGATTTCGCCATTACACGAAACCATTCCTTTTACCATATTTACACTTCGATTATACTCATCTGTACCTCTATAACCACTTGTAGTAAAGAAATGAATTTGTTGGTTCAATTCTTCTGGATCAATAATCGCAAGACTTCCACAAGTCGTTCTACCAACTTCGACAATAGGAGCTAAAGCATCTTCAAAAAGAGCATTATTCAAAAGAGCAGATTCTTCTATCTTAATACGATTCCTTCTTCTACCTTTTGATGTTTGTGCATTTGCAAGATTTGTAATTTTTGCTCCACCTTTAAATTGTATAAGTGCGTCATTTTTTGAAAATCGTACTTTCTCAATTTCATTTTCAAAAAGAGGGAAATCAGTTAAAATTTCATTGTATTTATCTTCCATTAAAGCGGCACTGTTTTCACGTGTTTGAGCCGTTACGGACATCGTAATATTGGGAAACAAAGTTCCTGCAATCATATCATCAAGCATTTCTGTATATGTTTTCGCATATCCACGACTAAATGTACCATACATACTCATAAAACGCATATCAGCTCTCATAAATGTTCTTTGGTCAAAATGCAATTGCCTATTACTATCTTTTCCTTTAAAAAGTTCTACATATAAATCTGGGTACCATTTCGCCCAACTAATAAACTCATAATAATTCCACAAGTGCTTGCCAAATGTACTTTCATCTTCTAATTGAATAATTCTATCCTGTTCACATTGCGTAGCGAAGTTAATTTCATCATGTGTTTTCATTATCTTCACCACCTAAATCATCATAATCATCTGGCAATTTAATAAATGTTTTTACAGTGTCTCTATTTTTTTCGGTTGTATCATTCGAGAAAATACCATAAGGATCACCATTTTGTTCAATATATTGTTTCTTCTTCTCATCATAAAATTTATATACATCTTCATAAGCGACTTCTGGTTGTCCATTAAGTCTACGTTCATAATTAACATAGCACCATATATTAAAATCAACAGCATCATTTGGTCTATATTTAAACCGAGGAAGAATTTTAATAACATCAACTGCCTGTTCAAGAGCTTTTGTTAATTCTGACATACTTGTAACTCCACTATCTAAATCTGCTTTCGTAAGCTGTTTTGGAGTAAGCTTTGCATCTTGAGCAGAAGATTGGGCTGCATCGTACCATTTCTTCGCCTCAGTTACGTCACCTCTTGCAGTAGCAAGTTCTTCTTGAACTTTAAATCTTACATATGTAGCAAGAGCTTCTTGGTGAATGTTGGTTTGCAATGTATAATTGATTTTTAACTTATCGTATTTTTTTTGCATTTTTTTATACATTGAAGTCGTATAACCTTCGCCAAATAGATCAATAATTTCAGGTGTGACCTTAAAATTATCATCATTTGCTAATATAACAGGTTCTTCTTTTTTTTGAAATGCGGATGTTGGGTTTTCACATTCATTGTTTTCATTATCTTCGATTACAGGGGATGGGTTATTCACGTCTGCGAAAATGGTATCAATTTTTTTAATTTTACTTTTAACTGTATTTGTATTTTGATGAATAAATCCATCTTTTTCTGAGTCTTCATAACTTTTATTAATACATTGGCGCATACTAATATTCTTAAAAT